ACAAAGCAAAAGCCATTGACCAAAACGCAAGCGGACAAGCGGACCAAAACGCAAGCCGCCAAGGCCAGTGTGAAATCCAACGCCAAAAGAAAAGCGGCATAGTAAAAGCGAATCAATCAGCCCCTACAAGAAATTGTGGGGGCTTTTTTTTGGTCTGTTTTTTTTGGTCATCCTATCATCCTGTCATACCGCATACCGCCAGTTAACCAAGCTGGTGTTATACCTTCCACTTTGGTAATATATACATAGTGGGTAGTGAATACCCATGTTTCACAAAATCTTGGAAGGAATACCATCATGCCGCTAGATAATAGCCCGCAGTTAACCACGGTTAACTCAAACACAATTAAGATACGCAAGGCCGACAAAGACAAGCCGCCGTTTACCATGTACCCAAACGCAAGACGTACCGTTGAAGACTGCACCACTGGCGTTCTCAAGGTATCGCGCAACAAGAAGATTTCCAAAGACAAGCTACCCATGATTCGCAAGGGTGAGTTTAAGGGTTACGTCATCTTTACTCTTACACTTGAAGAACGCGCTACTTGCCCTCGCGAGTGTTTCCATTGGGACAACTGCTACGGCAACAACATGGCATTTGCACACCGCTTCCCTGCTGGCAAGGCTCTTGAGGATGCCATAGAGCGCGAGATTGCCGAGCATTGCGCCATTTATCAGGGCGTTATCGTGCGGCTCCATGTTCTGGGTGACTTCTATTCTGTTGATTATGTCCAGCACTGGCAGAAACTTTTATATCGCCATGCAAACCTTGCTGTCTGGGGATTCACTGGCTACGCACCAAATACGCCTATCGGGTTTGCTATCGAAGCCTTACGCGCTGGTGTTGGCTCTCGTTTTTCCGTGCGGTTCAGCAATGCAACCGATGAAGTTTTCTCCGCTAACTCAACCGAGGTAGCCGCGGAAGAAAGCGGCAAGTCTGCCGTATGTCCTGAACAAACTGGCAAGGCTGAGTCGTGCGCTACTTGCACATTCTGCTGGTCTGCACAGACCCGCCAAGTCTTATTCCTAACCCATTAAACAACGGAGAATAAAAAGATGATTAAAACAGTTGCGATAACTCTTATTGAGTTGCTCTTTTGTGTTGTATGGTTTGTTATCATACCTTGGTTTGTCCTTGTGGCCTTCAGTTAACCACGTTTGACAATAGCCTTACACTCTGGCAATATATACAGACATTAACGATTCCTCCCTGAGAAGACTGGGGGTAGCAGATAATTAACCACGGTTAACTATTTGTTGCCCCCTTCTTTTTAGAGTCAAACAAGAAGGACACCACCAACCATGAATATATTTTATCTTGATGAACAACCGCACCTTGCGGCTCAGTTCCTTTGCGACAAGCACATACCAAAGATGGTGCTTGAGACTGCCCAGATGCTTTGTACCGCCCAACACGTTAACGGTTGTAGTCACGAAGCATTATACAAAGCGGCATATGTCAAACACCCATCGACTGTTTGGGTAGGCTCCTCACTATATGCCTACGAGTGGACGTATATGCTTTTTCTTGACCTGTTGCATGAGTATTCACATCGCTTCGATAGAACCCATGCGTGTGACCGCTTGCGTGAACATCTTGGTAACTTTCCGTCCTGTCATAAGGGCGAGCGTTCCGTACCGCCTCAGTGTATGCCTGACATTTACAAAGGTATAGATACCGTGAGTGCATACCGCCGCTATTACGTTGGCGAGAAGATGTACTTTGCCAAGTGGGTGCGTGGGACTGCGGCTCCCTACTGGCTTAACGACAGGCAATACCGTGCGCCCAGCCCTGAGAAAAAGACCCTACATGAAATTGAACGTCTACTGGGTCTTTGGAATGGGGAGACTGCGTAATGGCTAACTTTGCAATTAAACTAAAAGATGACCGCTGGTTGTCATTTTACCAAGAACCATACGGTTCGTATGATGAGGATGTCGGGATGGACACCTGTGAGGTCGCACTGATGGGTGGTGAACAAATGATTGGGGAACCTGTTCGTTTCAGTGATGCTGAAGAACTTCGTGACATCATTGTATCAGTGTTAGATGGTGACGATAGTTTGTTTATCCAGCAATACTTGATGGTGTTTGAAGACCCTGACAACGACAACCAATCAGTTAACCAGACTTGACCTTTGTCTTACCATAGTGCATACTATACACAATGACATATAAGAAGTAACGTCCTGAGTAAGACATAATCTAAACTGCTCATTCCTAAACAATAACCATAATTAACCACGGTTAACTCTGTATCTTTGAAAGGATATAAAGAACATGAATTACTTTAACGCAGTGCTGGCACAGCCAGAACCATTCAAGTCCACTATGCTTCCTGAAGTACGTAAGAAGGTTGCCCGTGGTCATCTATCAAAATACAGCAAGGCTGAACAGAAGCGTATCATTGAACACGCTCTTGTCCACAAGATTCGCTTCGCTGACCTAGCCAAGCATTTCAATGTTTCGCTACCTACCGTCTACAACTGGCGTAGTGATTACATGGTTGGCATGTACGCTGATGAGGTCATTTACAATCAGACAATAGCCTTTCGGCGGTCAGTCTAAGTATGGGGTTACATGAGTCCATCGTTAGAGTTATATGTAATATTTTTATTCTAACGGTGGTTCTTACATGGCTCAAAGTAATGTTATATTTCAACTAAGGTAGAAATGAGAGCAATGTCAATGAAGACTAACGATATTAAAAAAGGGATGAAGTTCAGACTAGCCAATGGCTGGTTTGCTGAGATGCTTGATAACAAGAAGGGTAACATCCGTCTTGCGAGAGTTGATGGGTTATATGATGAGGTAGGCTCTGTGTACGCCCATGATATCATTTCGTGTCAGCCAGATTCCACTGAGGACATTTGGCACACTATTATTCTCTCAGATAAACAGAAGCAACACGCCTCAGTTGTTGCAAATGTTTTTACATAAGAAAGGGCTTATAATATGAGAAAAAGAATGAGTATCAAAGGTGATGCGGATTGGCCTACCGCGCCGCCACATAGCTGGTGGTATTTCACGGCGTTTGGATACGAGGTATATATAGATTACCTTTCCACTCGTAAGTTTTTGACTATTGGCTTACACTTAGATAAGTCTAACAGTAGTGTAAATATTTCACTGGCAAAATTCTTTATAGTAACTTCCCACATTGTGGGCTGATTCAAGAGGGTTTGTCTACACCCCTCGAAAGGAGAATAAAATGGACATAAAAGACCTACTCATGTGTATGGAGCAGTTTAGGACTCTCAATCCTAATATGCCCATACAGCAGTCACAGACGTTTCTGTATATATGCCGACATGAGAATGACCCTGACGGTTTAACAATCAAGGACATTGCGGATGCCCTTGGTTTTTCCCATGCCTCGGCAAGTCGCAATGTTGCGGCATTTACTGATTGGTCACGCCATAGGCGAAGCGGTCACGATTTAGTTGTTGCGCTGGAAGACCCAATGGACAGGTCACGGAAACTTGTAACCCTGAACGCTAATGGTGTTCGTATGAAACAGTTATTGGAGGCTCTATGACAATCAAACCAAGAGGTAAAGGCTGGCAAGCTGATATCTATGCAAATGGTCAACGTGCAAGAAAAAACTTTGATTTGTACGAAGATGCCATTGCTTGGGAAAAAGAGGCCAAGCAGTCTCTAAAGATTGGTCGCCCGTTAACCGCGGTTAACTCCATGGCAAAGGTAAATGGGTGGACACTCAAAGATGCCGCAGAGCGTACTTATGCAATGAGGTGGGCTGACTCCAAGTCAGAAAAGACCCATCTCATAAACATGAGAAAGAACCTCGATTATTTTGGGGATAACTGTCCGCTCCGTGACATAACAACAGAGACTGTAGATGACTTCATCCTACACCTAAAAACCACACGGATATCTGGTTCTACAATCAACCGTGTGCTAATGAACCTCTCTCGCATTCTTCGGACTGCGAGGGAGTATAATAAGATGTCTCACCATGTATTCATCCACAGACAGCCAGAAGGAGAACACCGACTGCGCTGGCTTACGGAAGAAGAGATGGCAATGATGATAGGACAAGCGGCAGAGATGGAATATGTCAATCTGCATGATGCTATGATTGTTGCTGTTGATACTGGTGTAAGAAGAAGTGAACTAATGCGTATCAAGAAAGCTGATATAACTACTCAAGGGCTTGGTATTTGGGAGAGTAAAGCAAAGCTACCTAGAATTATACCACTGACCAAAAGAGCAAGGGCTATTCTTGAGAATAGAGTTGGTGACCCCTTTTTGTTTCCGCAGAAAGAGTTTATCCGCTCTGCCTTTGATAGAGTAAAACACCACTGTGGTTTGGGTAGTGATGTTGTATGGCATACCTTGCGTCATACGTTTGCATCCAGACTTGTTCAGAAGAATGTACCAATACAAGTTGTACAGAAGCTGATGGGTCATAAAACTATACAAATAACAATGAGATATGCTAAGATTAATGATGCAAATATGGTGAATGCCATAAGTGTATTAGATAATATATCTGTTGAGTAAATTGTGACAATATGCGTGACAATTAAGCACCAAAACGGAGCGGGCGTGATGGAATTGGTAGACATACAGGACTTAAAATCCTGAGCCTTTTCAATGGCGTGGGGGTTCGAGTCCCCCCGCCCGTACCAAAAAAAGTAGACTTAAAATCGCGTGTAACAATCGTACACTTTGGTATATGTGCTTCAATCCCATAGCCTGTATCAAATACTCTTAGATATCATTGAAATACTGACGGGTCTTACACTTACGTAAGACTCGTTTTTCATTGTCACAAAGTATTGTGACGGTTGTGACAATTAATGGACATTATAGCCCTCGCTGGGTCAACTCTAGTTACCTATAGGAGTAACGATGAAAGAAAATCTCTTAGATATTCAGAGAAAATTAGAAGCTGATATGCAGACCAAAGGTATTGATTATTACAGGTCTGAGGTCAGTAAGGCTGTAGAGCAGACCAACGAGTCAACTACCCTTTATGGTATCCTTGCTATGAAGAAGTCGGTGGATTCTGTAACCAAGAGCATTGAAGATTTCCTTGACGAAGCCTTCACAGGGAAAGCTGGTAGGCTATCGTCCGCTGGACACCTATTGTCCCTTCTTGACCCTGAAGTCTCTGCATACTTATCGCTCAAGAGTGTGATTGACTCTGTATCCAAGAACCAAACGCTCACTAAGTGTGCGATGGGGATAGCTGGTATGTTAGAAGACCAGTTTAAGTTCTCAATCTTTGAGGAGAAAGAACCTCACTGGTTCAGGCGTATCCAAAAGGATGTCAATAAGCGTACCAGCAATCGGTACTTCCGCCGCTATGCAATCATCCATACGATGAACAAGAAGGCACTCATTGACCATGAGCCTTGGAGCAAGCAAGAGAAGATGCACCTTGGCTGTAAGTTGGTTGACCTTATCATTCAATCTACTGGTCTGGTGGAGTTAACTACACATACCTTTGGTCGAACCAAGCGGGTTCTATATCTAACACCCACGGAAAAGACTATGGAGTGGATTGATAACATCAACGCTCGTGGTGAGATACTTGCGCCTCGTTATATGCCTTGTGTCATACCACCGCGTGATTGGACTTCACCTATTGATGGTGGGTATCACACGAGGCACATTCGCCCTCTCCCGCTCATCAAGACGGTGAACCGCCGTTACCTTGAGGAGATGGAGCATCACGCGATGCCAGAGGAGTACAAAGCGATTAACGCCCTACAGAGGACTAAGTGGGCAGTGAACAAGCCTGTACTGGAAGTAATGAAGACAGTATGGGATTCTGGTGATAGCTGGGGTGGTTTGCCACAGCGTGACCCGTTACCTCTGCCACCAACGCAGTTTCCTAACAAACCAAAGTCAGAGATGACTGAGGCTGAACAGGTGATGTTTAAGGAGTGGAAACACGCCGCGGCGCGAGTACACCAATCTAACTCTAGGCTCACCAGTAAACGCCTACAGCTTGTACGTACTATGTCTATGGCGGATAGGTTCAAGGATTTTGATACGTTTTACTTTGTTTGGCAAAATGACTTTAGAGGTCGTAAATACGTTGTCAGTAGTTTTCTATCGCCACAAGGCCCAGACTACGCAAAAGCATTACTCACGTTTTCAGAGGGTGTACCCCTGACAGAACAGGGTATCTATTGGCTGGCTGTCCATGGTGCTAATTGTTTTGGTGAGGACAAGGTATCGTTTGATGACCGTGCTACGTGGGTCAATGAGAATACTGACTCTATCGAAGCGTGTGCTGAAGACCCCTACGAGAATAAGTGGTGGACGAAGGCTAGTGACCCGTGGATGTTCCTCGCGTTTTGCTTTGAATGGCGGCAAGCGGCTGTCGGTCGTATCTCTCATCTACCAGTGAGCCTTGATGGGTCTAACAACGGACTGCAACACCTGAGTGCTATCAATCTGGACATGAAGGGTGGGGAGTCAACCAACCTTGTACCGTGCGAAATACCCCGTGACATTTATCAGGATGTAGCTGACGAGGTAAATCAGGTTCTTGAGAGCCGTAAATCCCACGATGCTATGGCTCGTGATTGGTTGGACTTTGGTGTCACTAGGAAGTGTACCAAGCGGCCTGTGATGGTGGTTCCATACGGTGGTAAGATATATAGCACCCGCCAGTACATTGAGGACTATATAACTGACTGTGTAGAGGATGGTAAGCATTCCCCTTGGGGGCATGACCTGTTTGAACCAAGCCACTACCTTGCTGATATTGTATGGGCTTGTATCTCAAAGGTGATTACAGCCGCACGAACAGTCATGGATTGGCTTCAAGAGATATCTAGTATCGTATCGGCAGAGAACCTTCCAGTTATCTGGGAGACACCAACAGGTTTTCTGGTGCATCAGATGTATCCAGAGACACGAAGCAGACGTATCACAACCCACATTGATAACAGTCTTATCAAGCCACAGGTTCGTGAGCAAAACTATATGAAGTCAGACCGCCGCCGCGCAGTGAACGGAGCAAGCCCTAACTTTATCCACTCGTTGGATAGTGCGGCTATGACATTCACAATTAACAACTGCGTGGATGTTGGTATATCTGACTTCGCTATGGTACACGATAGTTACGGCGTCCACGCCTCGCTCGTACCTAAGTTGTATGAGCAAACACGACTTTCCTTCGTGCGTATGTACGAACAGAATGATGTCCTTGAGCAGTTCAAAGGCTTCGCTCTTGAAGTAGTCGATGAAGTGCCTACCCCACCGCAAAAAGGTAAGCTAAATCTTTCCCTTGTGAGAGACAGTAAATACTTTTTTGCTTGAGTCTTACCAAAGTGTATGTGTTACACATTAATGGACATTATAGTTATGGAAAAACATATCGAAGCTCTTCTTGTATTTTACAAGATTTTAATCCACCGCGACTTAGCAGTTCCAGTGGATGTAACAGCCCGTCTTATTGAGGCGGGTATTGACTTAACCACGGTTAACCATAGGAGACAGAATTAATATGGCAACCTTACGTACAAGCAAAGGCTTGGCCTACTGGCCTCACATCTTTACGCCTGACACGCAGTTTAATACTGAAGGTGATTACTCAATCAAGTTTCGCTTGATGGGTGATGATGCAATCAATCTTCAGAAGAAAGTTGATGCGCTGGGTGAAGAGTCAGTCCAGAAAGCAAAGACAGAAAACCCTTCTAAGAAGATTAAGTTAGCCAACGTGCCTTACAGTGAAGTTCTGGATGAGTCTGGCAACCCCACTGGTCAGCTTGAGTTCAAATTCAAGCAGAAGGCTAAAATTCAGACAAAGAATGGTCCAATGGACATGAAGGTAACAGTAGTGGATGCCAAAGGTACTCCAATTATTGAGCCTGTGAACATGGCAAACGGTTCTGAGGTCAAAGTAGCCTTTGAACCTAACCTCTACTACGTCCCATCGTCTGGGGCTGGTGTATCTCTGCGCCTCAAGGCTGTTCAGGTAATTAACCTGATTGAATATGAGTCCAACGACTTCGGCTTTGGTGAAGAAGAAGGCTACACGCACGATAACAATAATAATAATGGTAGCGATAATGCCCAAGAAGACAACGAAGAGTTCTTCGACAATAGCGAAGACGAAGAAGAAGACTTTTAGAAGTAAGTTTGAAGAAACTGTTGCCAACAACTTAGACAGTCAAGGTGTAGACTACGAATACGAAGCCTACAGACTACCTTACATTGTCGAGCGTAACTACCTACCCGACTTTCGATTGCCCTCTGGGGTCTACATCGAAGCAAAGGGATATTTCAAATCTGCTGACCAGCGCAAGCATAAGCTCCTGAAAGCACAAAGCCCTGATATTGAGGTTCGCTTTGTTTTTCAGAATGCCCGTGGTCGTGTTCAAGGAAGCAAGCTCACTTGCATCGAATGGTGTGAGAAGCATGGCTTTCTGTATGCAGAGGGTACAGTCCCAAAGGAATGGTTACAATGAGTGAAAGACAACAAACAGATTACATTATGATTCACTGTGCCGCCACGAAGCCATCTATGGATATCACTGCAAAGGATATCGACAAGTGGCATCGTCAAAAAGGTTGGCGGAAGATTGGTTATCACTGGGTTGTTTGCCGTGATGGCACAGTCGAGGAAGGCCGTGAAATATCAGAAGTTGGCGCACACTGTCGTGGTTATAACGACAAGAGTATCGGCATCTGTATGGTCGGTGGCATAGATGAAGAAGGTAATCCTGAATCAAACTTTACAAATGAACAATGGTCAGCCCTTGAGAAGCTGGTCTGGCAGATGAAGCTCCCGTATCCCGATGCGGCAGTCGTAGGTCATAACCAGTTCTCATCTAAGGCTTGTCCATCTTTTGATGTGGAGGAATGGTGGAACACAACGGAAGCAATTTCGTAGCCCACGTATCTTGCCCAGCCTGTCCGTCATCCGATGGCTTTGCGGTCTACGATGATGGACACGGTTGGTGCTTTGTATGTGGTCACTACGGAGACAGTAATCAGGACGAGCGGAGACAGATTAAAGTGAACCATGATTTAGTCAAAGGCGGCTCATACAAAGCACTAGCCAAACGAAACATAAACACGGAAACCGTAAAGAAATGGGGTTATCAGGTAGGTAAGTTCAAAGGAAAGCCTGTTCAGATAGCTAACTATAAAAACCGTGACGGGGATTTAGTTGCCCAAAAGCTACGGTTTCCTAATAAAGACTTCTTGTTTATTGGTGATACCAATGACATTGGCCTCTACGGTCAATGGCTCTGGCGTGACGGGGGTAAGCGGGTAGTTGTTACCGAAGGCGAGATTGATGCTCTCTCGGTCAGCCAAGTTTTAGGTACATCGTGGCCTGTGTGTTCCGTACCTAATGGGTCACAAGGAGCAAAAAAAGCTCTACAGAAATCACTTGAGTGGCTCAACAAGTTTGACAGCGTTGTTCTGATGTTTGACTCAGACGATGCTGGTAGAAAAGCCGCCAAGGATTGTGCCACCTTGTTTCCGTCAGGAAAGTGTAAGATTGCACATTTGCCCTTAAAGGATGCCAACGAGATGTTGGTAGCTGGTAAGACCAAGGACATCACCAATGCCATGTTTGACGCCAAGGATTACCGCCCTGATGGTATTATCAATGGTGACTCTCTGTGGGATGTTGTCACCAAAGAAGACAACACACAGTCCTATGAGTACCCCTACCATGGCCTGAACGCAAAGACCCTTGGAATACGTAAGGGTGAAATTGTGACTGTAACGGCTGGTTCGGGCATAGGAAAAAGCCAACTCTGTAGAGAGTTTGCACACTTCCTTCTGCAACAAGGTGAAACTATTGGTTACATAGCACTTGAGGAGTCTGTGAAACGTACTTCCTTGGGCTTGATGTCTATTGCTATGAACAAACCCTTGCACCTTGGTAACTCTACCGCAAAGGAAGAGGAGTTAAAGGAAGCGTTTGATGCCACTCTGGGTACAGGCCGTGTGTATCTCTATGACCACTGGGGTTCAACCGAAAGCGAGAACCTCATGGATAAGATACGTTACCTAGCCAATGGGTGCGGCTGTGGATTTATTGTTCTTGACCACATCAGTATCGTTGTCAGCGGCATGGAAAATGGCGATGAGCGGCGGATGATTGATAACACCATGACGAAGCTACGCGCTCTCGTTGAGGAAGTTAAGATTGGCCTAGTCCTAGTGAGTCACTTGAAGCGTCCTGAAGGTAAAGGACACGAGAACGGCGCACAAACGAACTTGTCACAACTGAGGGGAAGTGCGGGTATCGGACAACTATCCGATATTGTGATTGGTTGTGAGCGTGACCAGCAAGATGCAGAGCTTGCAAACGTAACTCAGGTTCGCGTGTTGAAGAACAGGTGGACAGGAGAAACGGGCGTGGCTTGTAGCCTTGAGTATGACAAGTACACGGGGCGGATGACTGAGTTGGAAATACCAGATGTTGATGATGAGGCTAACCCCTTCCCAGTAGAAAAAGGAGAGTTTTAATGGCGACACTTAATATGGGTATGGATGTACATACCGAACTTGCCCACGATGGTGTGGAAGTCACTTTAATGATGGCTGGAGATGACGAAGGTGTCTCTACAACCATCAGCTATGATGACCTATTTGATGATATCAAAATGATTTATCTGAGTGACCATCCTGATGACCTCAGAGAAATACAGGCCATTGCAAAGTCATTGGCTGATTTATCAAAAGACCTTTTCTGTCTATTACCAGAAGAGGAAGATGAATGAGATTAGTATTCGACATCGAAACAGATGGTTTATTGGATACAGTCTCAAAAGTTCACTGCATTGTCGCTCGTAACATAGACGATGACAAAGAATATGTCTTCGTTGGTGACGACTGTCGAGAGGGCGTTAAGTTCCTCGCAAGTGCAGATACTCTCATAGGCCACAACATTATATCTTTTGATATCCCTGTTCTCCAAAAGTTATATCCAGACGTTGAGTTAACCGCGGTTAACTGGATGGATACTCTAGTCCTTACCCGCCTCATCTGGCCTGATAGAAGAGACAGAGATTACAAACTATTCCGTAGTGGCAAACTACCACCAAAACAGATTGGTTCACACAGCCTCAAGGCGTGGGGATATCGTATTGGTGAGTACAAGGGAGAGTTTGGAGAAACGACTGATTGGGCAGAGTTTAGTGAGGATATGCTCACGTACTGTAAGCAAGACGTTGTTGTGAACTTGAAACTATACCTCAAGATTGAGGCAATGAACTACTCACAGGATGCTATTAAGTTAGAACATGGCATCCACAAAATCTTAGTACAACAAGAGCAAGATGGTTTTCCGTTTGATGAACGAGCGGCAGAGCAGTTGTTTGTTGTCCTAAACGAAAGAAGGCTTGAGATTGAGCGTGAGCTTATGGATAGCCAACCCCCGTGGATTGAAGAGACTGAGTTTATTCCAAAGGTCAACAACAAGACACGCGGGTATCAGAAGGGAGTACCCTTCATCAAGACAAAAGAAATACCTTTTAACCCAAACAGTCGTGAGCATATCGCAAGAATGTTGACTGAAAAATATAACTGGCAACCAACTCTTTTCACTGAGACAGGGCTGGCACGGGTGGATGAGAAGGTACTTAGCGGTCTGGAATACCCAGAGGCTAGGTTACTGAACGAATCCCTCATGCTCCAAAAGCGTATTGGTCAGCTTGCCGAAGGTGCAAATGCTTGGTTGAAGCTATCGAAGAACGGAGTAATACATGGGCGTGTTAACCACATGGGTGCAGTCACTTCGCGTTGCACTCATTCTAACCCAAATACGGGTCAAATTCCTAGTGTGTCGGCTCCCTATGGTCGTGAATGTCGGAGTCTTTTTCATGCTCCTTCCAATTACGTGGTCATGGGTTGCGATGTTAGCGGTCTTGAATTGCGCTGTCTGGCTCATTTCATGGCCTTATATGATAACGGTCAGTATGCTGATATTCTTCTTAACGGAGACATCCACACGGCAAACCAGAATGCGGCGGGATTACCCTCACGCGACATGGCTAAGACATTCATTTACGGTTTCCTTTATGGGGCTGGCGATGAGAAAGTCGGCAAGATTGTGGGAAAAGGCAAAAAAGAGGGTGCAAGGCTCAAGCGAGAGTTTTTGAAGAAAACCCCTGCCCTAGACAAACTACGCAAAGCGGTCAGACAGAGCGCACTCCGTGGTTACCTTATTGGACTTGATAAAAGAAAGATGCCTGTTCGCAGTGAACACGCGGCACTGAACACACTGCTTCAGGGCTGTGGGGCAATCATCTGTAAACGATGGGTTGTCGAGTTTCACAAGCTACTAAACGAACATGGCTACCAACAACAAAAAGACTACTGGCAAGCCGCCTTCGTCCATGACGAGGTTCAGGTCATAGTCAGGCAAGAAATAGGTGATGACATTGGACGACTTTGTATCGAAGCAATCAAACAAGCAGGGAAATACTACGGTTTCAGAATCCCCCTTGATGGCGAATATAAACTTGGAAGAAACTGGGCTGAAACCCACTAAGATAGACCGTAAGAAGTTTGATATAGATTTAGCTTACGGTCATCTACATGAAGACCGCATTATAGATATGCTTCAAAACAAAAAGATAGAAGTAAAGACAGAGCGAGATATGTGGTCACGTACTGGCAACATAGCTATCGAATATCAGAGTTATGGTAAACCCAGTGGGGTCAACGCAACGGAAGCTGACTACTGGTTTCATAACCTTGCTATAGCGGATGATGTATACTGTACGTTAGTCTTCTCTGTGGACAACCTGAAGAAGATTGTACATGGGCTGGATTATCACAAGAGTGTGAGCGGTGGTGATAATAACGCTTCACGTATGTTCCTTGTAAATTTATCCAAGCTATTCTCTACAGATACGCTAAAACTTTATAAGAACTTATCCACTTTGGTATGAGGTACATATATGACAATATTATTAATAGATGGTGATATCGTAGCTTATCAGTCTGCGTCTGCCACAGAAGTTGCTGTTGCTTGGGATGATGATTTATGGACTGTCCATGGTTACGCCACAGAGACAAACGCACACGCTGACCAGACCATATCTAGGCTGATGGAAAAGGCGGACTGTTCGCAGTGTATTGTTCTGCTGTCTGGACGTAACAATTTCCGAAAAGATATTGACCCTGAATACAAAGCCAACAGGGTTGGAAAGCGAAAACCCGTAACACTTTCGGCTGTGCGTAAACATCTACAGTCTAGCTACAAGTCTATGGTTGGTGACCCTGTAGAGGCGGATGACCTACTAGGTATCTTACTGACTAAGAACCCTGAAAAGTATGTACTTTGGTCAATAGATAAAGACCTAAGACAGATTGCTGGTAGGCACTTGATTGATGACGGGGTGGTCACAATCACCCAAGAACAAGCAGACCGTGCTTTCTGGATACAGGTTTTAACAGGCGATGCCGCTGATAACTACAAAGGCATCTCTGGGGTAGGCCCAAAAACCGCCGAAAAAATACTTGATGCAGATGACGGTAAATCATCTTGGGAGAAGGTCAAAGCGGCTTATGAAAAGGCTGGCATGACTGAAGATGATGCAATCAAGACAGCCAGACTAGCACACATCCTCACTAACCAAACTAAGAACGAGCTATGGAGTCCACCAAGTGAGACATGAGGCATTTATGAAAAAAATGGCAGAGGAGTTAGACGTTGTTAATAAACCGAAACACTACAACCAAAGCGGTATCGAGTGCATTGATGCAATCGAGGCGGCGTCAGGTTCAGGGTTTGAGTCATACCTCCAAGGAAACATCATCAAATACATCTGGCGATACCAGTACAAAAACGGGGTCGAAGACCTCAAAAAAGCACAGTGGTACTTGAACAAACTTATTGAGGTGAAGGATGTCTGATTTTAACAACTACCAAACACAAGCACACAATACAGCGGTCTATCCCCCAGATATGGGGATGGCCTACTGCGTTACTGGATTGTGTGCTGAGACAGGTGAAGTAGCCGACAAAATTGCCAAGTATTACCGCGGTGATGGTGCTTTGGATGAAGAGGGTCTGAAGAAAGAATTAGGAGATGTTCTGTGGTTTATCGCAGAGCTTTCAACACACCTTGGCTTCAAACTAAACGATGTTGCCCAACTCAACTTAGACAAATTAGCTGACCGACAAAATAGAAACACCCTCAAGGGTAGCGGAGATGAACGATAGATGGACTCTTATCAACAATACATAGCAATATCAAAATACGCACGGTTTATTGAATCAGAAGGTAGGCGTGAAACTTGGGAAGAAAGTGTAGACCGTTACATTGATTACTTCTCAACAAAATTTCCTGTGGCAAAGGCCGAACTCAAAAAGGCTTCTAAGTACATAAAAGAGCTTGGTGTTGTGCCTTCAATGAGGGCTATTATGACTGCTGGTCCAGCGTTAGACAGGGACAACATTGCTGGATACAACTGCTCCTATCTCGCTGTAGATGACCCCAAGGCTTTTGATGAGACACTTTATGTTCTCATGTGTGGCACGGGAGTCGGTTATTCTGTAGAGCGTGAGTTTGTTGAGAAACTACCAGAAGTACCCGCTGACATTCACGATACAGACGAAACCATTAAAGTAGAAGATAGCAAGATTGGCTGGGCAAAGGGTATGCGTAAACTCGTAGCCCGTCTGTATGCTGGCGAGATACCTAAGTGGGACTTGTCGGGCATCCGCCCTGCGGGTGAGCGATTGAAAGTATTTGGTGGTAGAGCATCTGGTCCTGACCCATTAGAAAACCTTTTTAGGTTTACAGTAGGTATCTTCAAGAAAGCCGCTGGTCGTAAGCTAACCAGCCTTGAGGCACATGACATTATGTGTGCTGTCGCCGCGGCGGTTGTTGTAGGTGGCGTCAGACGTTCTGCAATGATTAGTCTATCTGACCTAGCTGATGACAGGATGCGTCACTGTAAGTCTGGCAAATGGTGGGACGATAACGTGAACCGCTCTTACGCAAACAACAGCGTAGCTTACACCCGACAGCCAGATATGGGTGCGTTCCTACGTGAATGGACATCACTATATGAGTCAAAATCAGGTGAACGAGGTATCTTTAATCGTCAGGCGGCACAGGCACAGGCTAAGAAATCTGGTAGGCGTGACCCAGACCATGCGTTTGGTACAAATCCTTGCGGCGAAATTTTATTGAGAAGTATGCAGACTTGCAACCTCTCAGAAATTATCATCCGCCCAGAGGATACTGAGGAGACACTTACACACAAAGCATACATTGCGGCTCTTCTTGGCACACTACAGTCAGCCCTTACTGATGTAAGGTATCTACGTAGTTCTTGGAAGAAGAACATGGAAGAGGAAAGATTGCTAGGCGTTAGCTTCACAGGCATTCTCGACAATCCTCTAATGTACGAAGGTGAAGAGTTACCTGAGAGACTAGAGAGACTAAAGGCTGTTGTCGTTGATACAAATAAGAAGTGGGCAGATAAACTGGGAATCCAGCAATCTACTGCAACCACCTGTGTCAAACCAAGCGGTACTGTTTCTCAGTTAAGCTCTTCTGCTTCTGGTATTCACCCACGCTATGCCAAGCATTATGTTCGCCGTGTCCGTGCAGATGTCAAAGACCCACTAGCTGGTTGGATGATTGACAGGGGCATACCAAACGAAGTGGATACCTACAACCCACTTAACCATGTGTTCTCGTTCCCTATTGAGTCGCCACAGGACTGTATCACTCGCAATGATATGAGTGCGCTTGAACAATTACACTTGTGGATGACTTACCGAACTCATTGGACGGAACACAATCCAAGTATAACCGTATATGTTTCTGAAGAGGAGTGGTTTGATGTCGGGGCATATGTTTACAACAATTTTGATGATGTGGGCGGAGTCTCATTCCTACCACGCGAAGATGGAAGCCATTCATATGTGCAAGCCCCATATGAAGAAATTACCGACTTGCAATTCAAAGAGCTTTCCTCTAAAATGCCAGAGGTTTCTTTCTCTGAATACCGCGAAGTAGATGATATGACGATAGCTTCACAAGAGCTTGCGTGTACGTCTGGTGCTTGCGAACTTTAGAGAGAGTTAACCGTGGTTAACTATAGGGTCACCTTCGGGTGGCCCTTTTTTTATTAATGGACATTATCGGGTTCACAGAAATATGCAAATTTTTACAGATACACCCTTAATAACTAAAGAAGTCCTAGAGTACCTAGAACGCCAATACCCTGACCGCATACCAAAAGATGCAAAGATAGGTATTGAAGAAGTTCGGTTCTTACAAGGGCAACAGAGCGTTATCGAAAAGATACGCCAACTAACCGAATTTCCAGAGGACGAGGAAACCTAATTATGTGTGTTGGTCCATTCAAACCAAAAATGCCAAAAATGCCTGACCCCCCTGCACCACCACCGTCATCTGCCGCATCTCCTTTATCAAATAGTGATATTGACTTTAATGCTGTGGATACAACGTCTGGGCAGTTAAAGAAGAAGAAGCGCGGTAAAGGCATGTTCAAAGTACCCCTTCAAAACAACGTGAACGTCAGTGGCCTTGGTGGTACTGGCCTCAACATACCAAAAGGGGGAAGTTAATGTGCGCTCCGCCAGTTAAGAAGATTGTTAAAAGACTACCTAAACCAATTAGACGGGTTTTACCAAAAGTAGTGAAGCCTAAAAAACCAGCCCCAAAACCCGCACCAGCACCTGAAAAGAAGGTGGCGGCGGGTGCATCTACCCCTCTATATTCTGAGGAACAATCTAACCCAAACAATGCGTCAAACGTCAAGAAGCGTAGACGTATGGGTAAGAACCAATTCAAGATACCAAAGAAAGATAGTGGTGCTGTTGGTGGTGTAGGTAGTGGAGCGGGTGTGAACGTACCTAAGTAATTAGTGGAGATATCCTTATGCAAATGGAAAAAAGTAAGTCCGTTGCTGGTCGGTACTCTCAGCTTGAGTCACATAGACATTCATTTCTTGAACGTGCAAGGGACGCCTCAGAGCTAACAATCCCTACACTTATTCCACCGTCAGGACATACTGGAAGCACAGTTTACAAAACCCCCTACCAATCTGTAGGGGCAAGAGGTGTAAACAACCTAGCCAGCAAACTCCTAATGGCACTATTGCCGCCAAACTCACCCTTCTTTCGCCTCTCTATTGATGATTTTGATATTGAAGCAATGGCTGGCAAGGATGCTCGTGGTGCAGTCGAAGAGGCTCTTGCCCGAATAGAACGGGCTGGGATGCAAGAAATCGAAGGTTCTGCGGTTCGTGTACCAATTCACGAGGCTCTAAAGCAACTTATTGTTGCTGGTAACTCCCTAGTTTACCTACCAAAAGAAGGTGGTATGAAGGTGTTTCGCATTGACCGTTACGTTGTTAAACGTGACACGATGGGTAACGTCATGGAGATTATCACCAAGGAGTCCGTATCACCCCTGATGCTACCTAAAGAAGCACAGGAGATGCTGAGTCAATCTGAGGACTACAGCGAGACTGATACACACACAAAATCATTAGACCTTTACACATACATTTGTCGTAAAGAAAACAAATTTGAGGTATATCAAGAGGTAATGGGTTTCCAAATCCCTTCTACCAGAGGAACCTACCCTCTTGACCGTGTACCCTTCATACCCCTTCGCCTAACCAGAATTGATGGTGAAGATTATGGGCGGGGCTATGTCGAAGAGTATATAGGTGACTTACGAAGTCTTGAGGCTCTTACTAGAGCTATCGTAGAAGGCTCCGCCGCGTCATCAAAAGTATTATTCTTGGTTCGTCCTAACGGTACAACCAAACAAGCCACCCTCGCTCAAGCACCTAATGGGGCTATCGTACAGGGTGATGCTAACGATGTAACAACCCTTCAAGTTCAAAAGTATAATGACTTTAGGGTTGCACAGGAAACTGCACTTCGTATTACAGAAAGATTGCAGTTTGCTTTCCTACTCAACAGTGCAGTCCAGCGAAACGCTGAACGTGTTACTGCTGAAGAAGTTCGCTATATGGCGCAAGAGCTAGAGACTGCCCTTGGCGGTGTCTATAGTATTCTATCTCAAGAGTTTCAATTCCCACTTGTAAAGCTGTTGCTGGCTCGTCTTGAACGCACAGGCAAAATGCCAAAGATGCCAAAGGATGCTGTTAAGCCACAGATTGTCACAGGCATCGAAGCCCTTGGGCGAGGACAGGACTTAAATAAGTTGTCTCAGTTCTTACAGATGCTACAGCCTCTTGGTCCTGAGATTATAGCGCAAAACCTAAATGTTGATGATTACATTGACCGACTAGGGGCTTCTCTTGGAATTGATACTGGTGGTCTAGTCAAAACACTAGAGCAAAAGACACAAGAGCAACAAGCTATGCAAATGGCACAAGAGCAAGCGTTGACACAACAGACAATGGGTAAGATGGCTGAAAAAGCCGCCCCTGAGATTGTCGGACAAATGATGAATCAACCAACCGAAGAAGAGACAGTGTAATGGTTGACGTACTAAATACCCATCAAGAGCAACCGCCTGAAGACCCAAACTATGTTAAAGAGATGGTTGAAAAGGCGGAAGGTCTTAATAATACTTCTGAGGAACGCCCAGAGTGGCTACCAGAGAAGTTTAAGTCTCCTCAAGATATGGCAGATGCCTACTCAAATCTTGAGAAGCAATTTCACCAACAGAGCGAACCTGACGAAGAAGCAGAAAGCTCTGTAGACGATATGGAAACAGAAGAAGTCCAAGAGTTTCTAAACGAAAACGGTATTGACTTTGATACCATGTCGAACACCTTCTGGGAAGAAGGCGGTCTATCTGATAACGATTATGATACGCTTGAAAAAGCTGGTATCCCGTCAGATGTTGTAGACCAATTTATTGACGGTCAGATGGCGATTATGGAATCAACCCGCCAACAAGCATTTAATACCGTAGGTAGCGAAGAAGGCTATAACGATATGATGCAGTGGGCTTCCACCTCATTATCTGAAGCAGAGCAAGACGCATTTAACTCAGCCGTTGACAGTGGCGATATGGGTACAGCAATGTTTGCAATTCAAGGTCTTGCCGCTCGTTACCGTTCCGAAGCTGGTGTAGAACCCAACCTAGTTGGTGGTGAAGCATCCAGTAATTCAGTAGGGGCTTTCAACAGTCTGGCGGAACTAACGTCCGCTATGTCTGACCCAAGGTACGAGAAAGACTCTGCATACCGTGACCAAGTAGCCCGTAGGTTACAACAGTCTTCGGTACTATAAACACTGTCTCCAAATACTAAGAGGGGTGGGATTTTTGTCTCACCTCTTTTTTATATACACAAAGCCAAAGCACATGAACGACTACCCCCTGACCCCTTGCGAGGGACAATCTTGTCGGAGAAAGGGAGTGAGAAGAGGCTGAGTGGTCATAACAACTAACTAAATCACAACACTTATAAAGGAGAGATTAAGATGGCAATGCAAGGCGCATCTAATCCAGCCTATGACGTATCCCGTTTAGGCCAAACAAACCTTTCTGGTGATGTGCGTGATTTGTTCTTAAAGCTGTATGCTGGTGAGATTCTTACTAGCTTTGAAGCTAAGAACATTATGATGCCGCTCATTCGGACTCGCACAATCACTAAGGGGAAGTCAGCATCATTCCCGATGCTTGGACGCACAACTGCTGAGTACCACACCCCCGGAAACGAAATTACTGGTGGTCAGGTACGAGCTTCAGAACGTATCGTAACTATTGATGACTTGCTCATCTCTAGTCAGTTCATCACAAACATTGATGAAGCGATTAACCACTATGATGTTCGTTCTACTTACTCTAAAGAAGCTGGTATTGCACTGGCTACTGAAGCAGATAAGAACATCCTACGTACTGCTCTGAAGGCCGCGCTTTCAACCAACGCTACCCGTGCCGCCGCACTGGTACAGGACTACAAAGCGTTCACTGAAGAAGACTTTACTGATAATATTACAATCGGTACTGGTAGTGGCGCAGATATTATTGACCCAGCTAAAATCGCTAAGTCAATCTTTGACGCTAAGAAAGAGTTCGATAAGAAGAACGTAGGCTACGAGAGTGGTGCAGTAGTTGTACTCCCACCAGACCAGTATTACGCTCTGCTTGATGTAACTGATGGCAATAAGCTGACATACATGAACCGCGACTTCGGTGGCAATGGTTCAGTAGCGTCAGGTGTTGTTCCAACAATCGCTGGTATGCCAGTAGTTATGTCGAACCACCTTGTAACCGCAGACCTTCTTGAGGTTGCTGGCGGTTCTAAGGGTCAGTCAAAGGGCAACCGTCCGTTGGCTAACTCTGCTGGTTCAGGTCGTACAACTGCTTACGACATCACTAACACTACAACAGATGGTGTAAACCTTGTTGACCTTGCCGCGAAAGTTCGTGGTCTGATTATGACTCGTGATGCTGTTGCTACTGTTAAGTTGATGGACTTGGGCGTTGAGTCTGAGTACCAAATTAACCGTCAAGGCACATTAATGGTTGCTAAGTACGCGATGGGCCATAACGTCCTTCGCCCTGCTTGTGCAATCGCACTGATGACTGCATAGGGTAGTTAACCACGGTTAACTCAAAATTTAGGGGGTTTCTCATTCATATGGGGAACTCCCTTTTTTTCGTTTTATAGAGGGTTCTATGAGTACAGCAATAAAACGTGACCCGAAGAAATGGGAAGCGGCTAAAGCAAGAGCCAAGGCGAAGATGGGTGGAAAGCACTCTGCCCGTGCAATGCAGTTGGCTGTTCAATATTACAAGAAAGATGGTGGTTCATACTCTGGTGCAAAAAAGTCATCTAACAAACTTCGTAAATGGGGAAAACAGGATTGGCAATATGCGGGTAAAAAAGGTGAGTCCCGCTACCTTCCCAAGAAAGCGGTTGCATCACTCACACCGTCCGAAAGGGCGGCAACGAATAGAAAGAAGCGAGAAGACACCGCCAAGGGAAAACAATTCTCCAAGCAACCCAAGTCTATTGCTAACAAAACCAGAAAATATCGGAGAGCGTGATGCCACAATTAAATGGAAAAAAGTATGCCTACAACAAAGAAGGTATGCGGAACTTCAAGCAAGACAAACAGAAAAAAGAGAACAAGAGCATGACAAAAACAGAGCTTGATAAATACAAAAAAGAAAAAGGTAAGTTCCACGAGTCTGACCCACGGCATCCAATGAACGCTGAGAGAACAAAGAGCAACCCAGCGGTCAAAATGAAAAAAGCTGGCGGACGTAAGTACCTCAAGAAAAAGGGTGGCTAATTATGGCGAAGACACCCGCATGGCAACGCAAGGCGGGACAGAACGCAAAAGGCGGACTGAACGCCAAAGGTCGAGCTTCTTACAATGCAAAGACAGGTGGAAATCTCAAAGCTCCCGTCAAGAAAGCCGCCAATACACCAGAACAGAAAAGGCGGAAGGGTTCATTTCTTACTCGCATGGGTTCAGCCGCGGGGCCACTCAACAAGGATGGCAAGAAGACCCGTTTGAAACTATCGCTAGAAGCATGGGGTCACTTTGGTGACAAAGCATCTGCCGTAGCAAAAGGTCGGCGCATTCTTGAGCAATATAAAAACATGAAGATTAAGAAGAAGAAGAGGAAAGCGTAATGGCACTTACAGCTACTACAAAACTAGAGGCAGTTAACACGCTTCTCAGTTCTATTGGCGAAACACCTGTAAACTCACTTACCTCTGGTCTTGTTGATGCTGAAACAGCCGAAACTATCCTTGATTCTGCTAGTCGAGAAGTCCAATCGCAAGGTTGGTCATTTAACACTGACCTCAAGAAATCTTTCACTCCTGACTCAACAAACCAAATAACAATACCAGATAATGTTCTTCGCATTGACATGGCTCAAGACCGTAAAGCCAATCTTGATGTGGTACAGCGTGGTAGCAAGTTATACAACCGCGCTACAAATAGCTTCTTTTTCTCTACGGACACAACTGAAGTAATTATGAACACTGTTGTTCTACTAGAGTTTACAGACCTACCAGAAGCCGCAAGGCGTTACATCACGCTGAAGGCGGCTCGTGTCTTTCAGGACAGGGTTGTTGGTTCGGCTGAGTTACACGGCTACCAGCAACGAGATGAGCTACTGGCAAAAGTTGAGCTAGAGGATGCTGAAGGACAAGTGAACGATAACACGATATTTGATAACTTATCCGTCTACTACATCGTAGATAGATTAGGTGGAAGGGTACTCTAAGATGACCTTAATCTCTGCTTCAATACCAAACCTCATCAATGGGGTGTCACAACAACCAGCATCACTTCGTTTGAACACACAAGCAGAGCTTCAAGAAAACGGTCTGTCTACTGTGGTGAACGGGCTGGAAAAACGCCCTGCCACACAACATATCGCTACACTTGCTAACGTGCCTTCCAGTATTGACTCCGCGTTCATCCACACAATCCGAAGGGATGAGGCTGAGTCATACACCATGATAATTACTTCTGGTGTACTAAAGGTTTATGATGCGGCTGGTGTGGAACAAACGGTTACATCTTCACCCGCAACCGCTATCAACTACCTTAGTGGCCTGACAGACCCCTCTACAGAGATATCTGCCACCACCATCGCTGACTACACCTTTATAGTTAACAAGACCAAGGTGGTTGCAAAGGACACTAGCAATCTCACCCCATCCAGACCATCAGAAGCGATGTTCTATTGTAAGCAAGGTGACTATAAGACAGATTTTACGATTAAAGTGTCCTATGGTGGACAGACTTACACCTCCACTAAGCAAACACTAGATAGCTCTAATGCCGCTAATCAATCGGATGTTAGAACCAACAAAATTATGTTTGACTTGGATGCGGGCCTTAACCTACCCGCTGGTTTTACAAAGCAACGTTTGGATAACGTACTGTATATCAAAAGAGATGATGGTGCGGCCTTTGACGTATCTGCTACTGACTCCCGTGGTGACACGTTTCTGTTAGCATTTAAGGGGCAAACTGCGGATTTCAAAAAGTTACCACCAAAAGGTAAAAAGGGTTTTCTTATTGAGGTGGTTGGTGACAACAACAAGAACCAAGATGATTACTATGTTCAGTTTCAAGACCCAGATGGTAATGGTCAGTTGGTTTGGAAAGAGGTTACTAAACCTTCTATTGAGAAGCAGTTCGATAACACGACAATGCCTCATCAGCTTATTCGGAATGCAAACGGAACATTCACATTCCAACCAGCAACTTGGAATGAGAGAAAGGCTGGGGATGACGACACAAACCCGTTCCCATCGTTTGTAGGATATAAACTGAATGACCTCTTCTTTCATAGAAACAGGCTTGGTGTTCTGTCCGAAGAGAATGTCATCATGTCAGAGGTTGGTTCTTACTTTAACTTCTTCCAAAACACCGTTCTCACACTCGTAGACTCCGCGCCGATTGATGTCGCAGTTTCTAACAACCAAGTATCAATTCTCAAACACGCTGTTCCCTTCTCAGAGCAACTGTTACTATTCTCAGACCTAACACAGTTTAAGCTATCTGCCGTAGACCTACTGGCTCCTGATACAGTATCCATTGATGTAACTACACAGTTTGAGGCGAGTCTTCGCGCAAAGCCTGTAGGTGCTGGTAAGTATGTTTTCTTTCCCACGAAGCGCGGAAACTTCTCTGGTGTACGCGAATACTTTGTAGATGTTGAGGCGGAAACAAACGATGCGGCTGACATTACATCGCACGTACCTGATTACGTATCTGGTGAAGTTATAAAACTATCAGCCTCTTCCAATGAGGATATGCTTGCTTGTCTGACAGCTACAAACAAATCGACTGTCTACGTCTATAAATATTACTGGGGCGGACAGGAGAAACTTCAATCCTCTTGGTCATCTTGGGTTTTTGGTGGTGATGTCCTAAACCTCGATTTCAATAAATCTGAAATCTTTATGATTATAAAAAGAGGCTCTAGCGTATGTCTTGAAAAGCTCGATTTATCTGTAGATACGTCAGTAAGTGTAATGGATAATAACCATCCAGTGCTACTAGACAGGCGTGTAAAGTTGACCACAGGCGGGACAACTTCTCTACCCTACACGGATTCAACTACAATTTATGTACGTCAGGACGGACAGACCATAGCATCTTCCGATTTAGCCGCCACGCTGGCGGATAATAAGGTTGTCTATGCTGGGATTCCTTACACGTTCAAATACAAGTTCTCCGAACAGGTTATGAAGAATAATGACCAACCAATTACTATTGGTCGGCTACAGCTTCGCAACTGGAACATTGTATATAACGATAGTGGCTTCTTCCGAGCTAAAGTTACGCCTCTTAGACGTTCTACAAACACAACCACATTCACAGGACGTAACCTTGGTAGCATCAACAATCTAATTGGTACAGTATCCATTGATAGTGGGACATTCACGTTTCCCATTTTATCTAACTCATCCAACGTAGATATTGAGCTTGAAAACGATAGCTTCTTACCATCGACTTTTCAGTCGGCTGAGTGGGAAGGTTTTTACCACGAGCGTTCCAGAAGGATATAAACGCATGGCTTACTACCGCCCGTCAAAGTTCGGGGACTGTAAGGTACTTGCGCCAAACCTCAGAGATTCAGACAAAAGAGAAGTGTGGGCTTCACACGGATTAGAGCCGCTAAAAGCCTTACAGTTCTCTTTTTTACTGTCTGAGGAGTGCAACACCATCATAAGTGATAAACAGGACATTATAGGTATGTTCGGTGTTAACAACATGGGAAACATAGGTGTTCCATGGATGCTGGCAAGCGATGGTCTATACGAGCCAAGTACAGCCCGTAAGTTCATCAAGGAAAGCAAAGAATGGGTGAACAACACGCAAGGCAAATATTCTGTCCTTGTTAATTATGTTGCCAAGGATAACCACAAAACTCTCAAGTGGCTAAAATTCCTTGGGTTTACCTTTATAAACCTCCACAAAAAATATGGGGTAAACCCACAACCATTTTACGAATTTATAAGAATTAGGAGTTAGCCAAATGTGTTTTGTAACGATTGGTACAGCTCTGGGTGCATCTTCGGCTACCGCCGCCACTGTTGGAATGACTGCTGTAAGCACAGCTATTTCTGCTTCTACGGCTTTGATGCAAGCCCAGCAAGCCAGTGCTACGGCAAAAGCCCAAACTGCAAAATTTAACCAGAATAAGCTCCTTGCCCAGCGGTCAATGCTTGAGCAAGCCAGACAGCTTTCCTTACGCGAAGAACAAGAGAGAGCCGCCGCGATGGACAAGAAGTTCCAGAGCAACATAGAGGCCGCAAAATTAAAAGGTAGGCAATTAGCCTCCGCTGGTGAAGCGGGTGTTGCGGGTATGTCGATTGCTGGCTTGCTATCAGATATTGAACGTACACGATTAAACAACGAGGGAACTATTAACAGAAACTTCGACTCAATTCTTCAGCAAGGCAAGGTAGACCGTGAGGGTCTTCTGTCGCAAGCAGAGGGACGCATAGCCAGCGTACAGCAAGGCACACGCCCAAGCCTATTAGCAAGTGGACTACAGATTGGTGGCGTTGCGCTTGATGGTTATAGGCAACTCAGCAAGGACAAAAAACCTGTCTACAGCTACAACTTAAAAGAAGATTAAAGAGAGATACAAATGGCACCAAGACGAGTTAAAGTGGATACTTCAAGACTGCGGTCTTTGGGTGGTGTACAGAACGTGGTTGCACGGCCTGTAGACTCCTATGTACGGCCTTCGGCTCCTACAGAAGATGTTCGCTCTAAACAAATACTCAATGCGTTGAGTAACTTTAGTCCAGCAGTAAACAGATTCATTGATGAAAAAAAAGATGAAATAAAGGGTGAGCAATCAGCCCAAGGTGAAAAAACCTTTTACAACGCTACCCCAGAGGAGCGTCAGACTTTCTTAAAGAAAATTAAAAGTGGTGAGATAGATGAAACCCAATCACCCTTTTGGGTGGAGGGCTATGCTCGTTCGTTACTTCGTAACCACGCAAAAGACTTTGGTGACCAGCTTATTGTTGGTTGGGACACAGAGAAGGACACGGATAATTTCGACTTCAATACGTGGGCTAACAAAACACGCCAAGAGTATGCAGAAAAGAATGGATTAGACGGGTTTCGGTCTGATATTTTTAACGAAGAATTTAACGAAGTAACACAGCGGTTTGAAGCTCAAGTACAACAGCGAAACTTTGAGCATCAACTGAAGAAAGCAAGGGATAGCCGCAATGACCTTCTTATTGGTGAGCTAACAACTGACCTTGAAACAATGGATGATATGTTTGACCAACAAAGTAAGAACATATCTTCACAGGTAACCGCATCAATCAATGCTCGTATTCAAACTGCTATTGACCAAGGTGGTGACGCAAAGACCGTACTTGATACAGCAGTTAATTTCCTTGAGGGTGAGGCCAGAGAACAAGCCGCCAAGGGTGGTAATTGGGAACAAGTTTTAGAGACATTAGCTGGACTCAAGAACAAGAGTTCTGTCTACGGTGTGTCCAACAAAGCTGGTATCGAAACACTACGCTCAACGCTTGAGGGTATTGAAGATAAGGCAGAAACCGAAGCGTTTGAACAAGAGCTAAAAGAAGACCAAAGAGATGCTGTTAAGTTGCGTAAAGAACTTATAGAGGGCTTACAGAAAAACAAATATAACAGCGATTGGTGGAACAGCGAAGAAACCATAAAACAGAGAAACAGACTTGCTGTACTCAGCCAATCTGAGAGTGCTTATGTTGATGGTGAGTTTCAGGATAGAGGACAGATTAAGCAAGTTAGTGACCAGACAACCTTTGAATCAATCTATCAAGGCATTTCTGATGGTAACGATATGGAAGCCCAGATTGACCTAGCTGTTAAAGAAAAGAATTTATCTGTTAACGATGCGGCAACACTGGAAAACCTAAACAACCAGACATACTCAAGGTTTAAGGAAGAGTATGGCATCACAGGCATTGAGACAGCCTTGGAAGGGGCTATCAAGCAGACAACCACGTTAGACGGTTTGTTTGGAAATGATGCTAATAGAAACCTTTTAGCCAACAACGCCAAGCGTGACCTGACCTACTTTATAAGGGATATTATCCCACAAGTAGAAAAAGGTAGCCTAACTCGTGATGCGGCTATGGCAAAGATTGATAAAGAGGCTCAACGTCTTCAGAAGTTCTATAGGGACAAAGCTGAAGAACAGAACAGAGCCGTACTGCTAGAAAACATTCCACCAGCCGATGATACAACACTCTCAAACTGGAATCAGGGTAAGTCTCCTTGGCAAAGCCCTTCTGGTACTGGCTGGGATAAGCCTATGTCAACCTATGCGGCTATGGCTAACACAGCCTTCAAAGTGTTGGAAAATCCAAATCAATCAGGAAACTGGCTAACCACAACAGACCTTGGAATGCTTCTAGCCCCTCTGGTCGCTGGGGGTGTTGACCCTGACGTTGCTATTAGGCGGTTTGTTGAAGAGTTTGTCGCTGAACAGGAGAGACTTAGAGCCAGTGCAGTAGTGCAAAAAAATGAAGGTAGCTCAATAGGCTCAAATGACATAGACCCAATGGATGGCGGAGCATAAGCATGAAACAACAAGAAATTATTCAACTACGTGACCGTCTAAATCAGTCTGTTGCCCAAGACCTAGCTTGGTATGAGGTTGGCGGTGATATGGCAAAGGGTGTCTTTGCTGGCGGTGTAGATGCCGCAGAGGAAACCTACCAGTTTACCCGTTGGGCGGCTGACAGTCTTGTAGAAGGTGCTGGGTATGTTCTTGGACAAGAGTGGGAAGGGTTTGATGATGAAACAGAAAGACTGTTCTTTGAACCCCCTCGCCCAGTTACTATGGCGGGTCAAATTACTGAGGATATCTCTCAGTTTGGTTTTGGTTTAGTTGGGGCTGGTAAATTAAAGATTGGCCAAAAACTTTTTGCAGGGTCAATTAAGGGTGCTACGAAAGCTGTTTCTAAAAAAATAGGTAAACCAAAAGAAGTCAAAGAGGGCGGAAAGCTAGATAAAATCTCAGCATCTGCTGGCAACTCAGCGGCTTCATCAATGATTGCTCACAACCCTTATGAAGAGAGGTTGTCAGATATTGTCCAGAAAGTTCCTGCACTACAAAACCCTGTTACGGAGTTTTTACAGTCAGATGAAGATGATACTCAGGCTGAACGCCGATTAAAGATGGCGGCAGAAGACCTAATGCTAACTGGTCCACTTGAGGGTCTTTTTGCTATTGCCCGTGGTGTCAAGAGGGTACGTAAGGGTGCAGACTCTGTAGCTACAGAAAAAGAAGTTACCGAAGAGTTAACCACGGTTAACGCAAAGGAAACAAAGAAGCGTGTAGCCAAAAGTAATGAACACAAAAAGAGGGTCAAGGCGGCAGATAAGGAGCAAAAGGCTCTTGAGGAAGCTGGTGATGACATCTCAAAGGTAGACCTTACAAACACCATCGAAGTTATGGCTGACGATTTGGATAGAGCATCATTCAAGGCTGGTAGGTCACGCCAAGATGTTCTCCTACGGGACAATAAAGGAACACTTGTACAAAAAGCAAAAGCACTAGGGCTTCCTATGTCTGACAAGACAACCAAGAAGCAACTTGCAGAAGCTATTGATGACAAGCTGTCCATGCCACGGTTCATTACTAGCAGTGGTACAACAGTTAAAAAGCTACCTGAAGAGGTTTCAGTAACACCATCTAAAACAGGCGTACAGAAGCCAAAACAACCAAAGTTATCTAACGCGGCACAGGTAAAGGCGTTAGTAGCTGGCGTTAAAGAGCCAAAGGATATCACTGAGGTATTTAGCGAAGCTAAAAATGTAAAGTTCTTTAATCGTACTAAAGAAGGTGATGTTCTTACTACTGACTATGTTGATGATGTCGCTTCAGTGCTTCAAGAAACCATGAACGCGGCAAAACCTATGCTTGATAGAGTCCGTGGCAAACAGGGCGTACAAGATGTTTTTGAAGAGGCCGCAGTACGTGCATCTGAAATGACTGGGCTTACACCTAAAGAAATTATGAGTGTAGGATTCAGACATGCTAAATCTATTGAGGAAGCAACTTTTGCTGTACACGCGATTGAGTCTATGTTGAAGGAATCAGGTGAGCGTATGTATCGCTTGTTTGAAAACCCAAAGTATGACGCAGACCCTAACATCCAAATCAAAGCACAATCTGAACTAGAAAACTTTAACCAGTTACTTGCTGGTGTTCAAGGCATCGAAACTGGTATGGGTCGTGCGCTACGTATGCGCCAAGAAAAAATCTTTGACCTAAAGGCTCTTGATGAATCTGTTAAGAGTATGGGTGGTAAAGAGACACTAGAACAGTTCCGAACAGTCTTACGTGGCACTGGTGGTGACTTATCAAAGATTAGCAGAGCGGCGGCTAACATTAAAGGTCGCGGTGCGGTCTTCAAAGGTACGGCTATAACGGGTGAATTATTCCGTTCAATGATTCTGTTCAATATAAAAACACACGTAACGAATACCCTATCGGGCTTCACGGAAACCGTTTTGGTTCCTATGGAGAGATATGCTGGTTCTTACCTCATGCAACCCTTTATCGGTGGTAAAGCCGCCCGTGAGATACGGGATGATGTTACATACCATTTAATGGGTTTGAGTTCTACTTTCAAAGACTCTATTGAGATGTCAAAAGCATCTCTCAAGGCAGAGAGAAACTACCTTGACCCAGCAAACACAAAGCTGGACGGAAACGAAGTACAGAACAAAATAAACTCTTCGTTTGTTGGTATTAAGTCCGATACGTTGCTTGGTCGAAATCTGGACACTATCGGTAAGATTACTCGTGGTTCACTCCGCGCACTTGGAGCAGAAGACGAGTTCTTCAAACAGATTAACTATCGCTCAAGAGTATTTGCCGATGGTATGCAAGAAGCAAAACTGAAGTTTCCTAATGACCCAAAGGCCGCACAAAAGTATGCACTCAAGCGAGTATCAGATTCACTTGATGGTACAGGGCGTGGTACTGATATGGAAGCCCTACAGTATTCTCGTGAGATTACGTTTACTGAAGACCTACTGGATGGCTCAAAGGCTTTGAAGCTACAACAGTGGGTCCAACAGCACCCTTCGTTTCAAATCTTTTTACCGTTTATCCGTACACCAACAAACTTGATTGTTCGTGCGGCACAGAGAACCCCATTGGTAAACTTTGCATCAAAGCGATATCGGGATACTCTGAAGAACGGCACACCCGCTGAAAAAGCACAGATGATAGGACGTACCACTCTTGGTACTACATTCCTTGGTGGTGCGCTTATCTATGCGATGGAAGGAAAGATTACAGGCGCAGGACCAGCCCTACCAGACCAGAACAGGCTTTGGAGAAACGCTGGTAATCAACCGTACAGTATCCGAATAGGTGATGAATGGGTTTCATATAACCGCTTTGACCCTCTTTTTATGCCTGTTGGTTTGATGGCTAACGTGTTTGACATTAATAAACACATGGCGGGTTCTGAAGTAGAAGATGTATTTTCTACCGCTGTCTTTGCGCTTTCCACCACACTTCAGGATAAGGCTTACCTTCAAGGTATCTCTAATCTGTTCTCAGCGTTACAAACAGATGACCCTAATCAAATATTCAAGGTCACAAACATCACTGATGGTATTCTTACCAGCTTTCTGCCAGCCGCTCCTCTGCAAGTTGTAGAAGGTATACAGGCTATGGGTGATGATAATTACCCAGAGCTACGGGAAGCTGTTGGACTTGCTGATAAGTTCCAACGCCGTATCCCAATGATGGTTGATAATCTACCTAAGAAGTATAACTGGCTAACTGGCGAATCAATCAGAAACCCTGATGCGTTCTCTACTGGCTTCCCTATCGTTCCTGACAAGACTACAGAGTTTGTTGGGGCTGAACTGATGGCATTAAACTATCCGTTCAAAGGGCCAGCGCGGCGCATCAATAAGATTGAGCTAACCAGCGAACAGTTGTCTGATTATAACCAGTTTATGGGGACTACTCGTATTGGCGGACTTACACTAATGCAAGCGTTACAGAAGATTATGAAAAGCCCTCAGTATCGCGCTGGTGATGAAAACAGGGTCTACGATGGTGAGTTCCAGACAAATGAAATCAAAGCAATCAGTAAAATCATGTCCACCTACAAAAGAGCGGCACGACAACAGTTGTTTGCTAAATATCCAGATTTCTACATGGAGTATCGCAACAGGAAAATAAACCAGAAGGCTGGGACACGCCTACTAGAAACCAATAGGTAAGAAACATCATGCCAATTTCAAGAAAAGAAATCATATCGAATGGGCAAGCTAGTCAGGCGTTAACCTTTAACTTTGACTATTTATCCCAATCCGATATCGCTGTGTATGTCGATGGGGTGCAGAAGACACTGGGGGTAGACTTTACGTTTACCAATGCTAGTGAGATAGACTTTGCATCCCATCCAAATAGCGGTGCAGTTATCCGCATGGAAAGACAAACACCAAACATAACACGTAATGTAGACTTTCAGGACGGTGCGGTACTCTCTGAAGATGATTTAGATAACTCTGCAAAGCAGAACTTCTTTATCGCACAGGAAGCTATTGACACTGCAAGCGAGTCTGTAACAGTTGATGTTGACGGTAAGTGGGATGCACAAAACAAAGTTATTAAGAATGTTGCAGACCCCGTAAGCGCACAAGACGTTGCCTCAAAGAACTACGTTGATACAGCGGGTACTTCGCAAGTAGCGGCGGCAACAGGACAGGCTACTGCCAGTGCCAATAGTGCTACTGCCAGTGCCAACAGTGCTACTGCTAGTGCTAACAGTGCTAATGCCAGTGCTAACTCAGCATCAGCGGCTTCTGCATCAGAGACAAATGCCGCTTCATCAGCCTCTACATCCACTACTGAGGCTACCAATAGTTCTAACTCAGCAACAGCTAGTGCCAATAGTGCTACCAATAGTTCTAACTCAGCAACAGCTAGTGCCAATAGTGCTACTGCTAGTGCTAATAGTGCTACTGCTAGTGCCAATAGTGCTAATAACGCCGCTACATCAGAAACAAGTGCAACAAACTCTGCTTCAGCATCTGCGGCCAGCGCGGCTTCGGCAGAAGCCACGTTTGACCTGTTTGACGATTCGTATCTTGGGGCAAAATCAAGCAATCCTTCAGTAGACAATGACGGTAATGCTCTTCAAGATGGTGCATTATACTTCGACACAACCAACAACGTGATGAAGGTCTATGACCTCGGCAGTACGACTTGGTTTCAGCTTACCCCTACTGTATCAAACCAAACTAACATCAACACTGTCGCTGGTATTTCAAGTGAAGTGACTGCTGTGGCTGGTGATGCGGCTGATATTGGGACTTTGGCTACAGACATTAATGGGTCAAACAACATTGGCACAGTAAGTGGTGCAATCACTAACGTAAATCTAGTTGGTGGTTCGATAGCTAATGTAAATACAGTTGCCACTAATATTGCTGACGTAAACAACTTCGCAGACACCTACTTCGTAGGCACGACTGCACCATCTAACCCAACCACAGGTGACCTCTGGTTCGACAGTAACCCTTCCGTCCTAGTGATGAAGGTTTACAACGGAACAGGGTTTATCAACGCTGGTTCTGCTGTGAACGGTACGGCTCAACGGGAAAGCTACATTGTAGGTACATCCTCTGGGTCATACAACGGTTCAACCACAGTCTTCCCTGCCACATACGATAGTGGCTTTGTGGACTTCTACCTGAACGGTGTGAAACTTGCCGCCGCAGACTTCACTGCAACTAACGGTACGTCAATCACACTGGCATCTGCCGCCGCTACAGGCGACACCGTGGACATCCTCTCGTTTGGTACATTCACGCTGGCAAACATTGCGGCTAATGACCTGACCGATGTGTACACCACAGGCGTAGCTGATGGTCAAATCCTTCAGTACAGTGGTTCAAACTCTCGCTTTGAGCCAGTGACGTTTCAGGGTGGGGCTGGTTACTTTGTTGGTGAGAATGGTACGACAGGTAACACAGGCACAGGCTTGGGTGACATCTTCCGTGTCCATGAAGCCGCACTGGATACAGCAACAACAATCCCTAGTAATACCAATGCTTTAGCGGCTGGCCCTCTAACTCTAAATGCCGCCTTAACAGTCAACGGCACAGTAACGGTGGTATAAATGGCAAGTGAAATTATCGTAAATACAATCAAAGCCCCTACTACGGGGGCTAACGCAAACAAGGTGATTATACCTAGTGGGCATGAGCTTCATGCTTCGGGGCATGTAATACAAATTGTGAATACCACTTTTACAACACAGTACGGAATTAATACAGATACGGGCTGGACTGAAATTGGTTCACTTACAATTACTCCAAAATTTGCATCTAGTAAAATTGTAATAACAAGTACAAATCACGTTTATGTGAACACTGGAACTGCTAATAATTGGCATTCAGCACATCAGAGGCTTTTAAGAAACAGTACCGAATTAGCTGGAGATACTGGAAGCGACCCATACGGTGAAGGTATAAATGTATCTAATTCTTCAGACAGATTTATGACATATTCAACATTCCATTATGTTGATGAACCTAACACAACAAGTTCAACAACTTATAAAATGCAATTTAGGCGCAAGAATAATGACACAAGTAGCCTTAATATTAACTCTGTAGCTTATGGTAGACAAGGAATGATGATGATTATGGAGATTGCACAATGACGACATTATACGTTGATAACATTGCGCCTAATCTCAACAGCACGATTAGTGCGCCTAACTTGATGTTACCTTCTAAATCTATCCTACAGGTTGTTAGAAGCACATATATAAGAACTGGTGGTAGTCTTTCAACTTCTTCCAGTTATACAGAAATTACTCCTGACTATCGTGTCACAATCACCCCAAAACAAGCCAACAGTAAAATGATTATCACATTTACTTATGGTGCGGCGGTTTCTGGTGGCACCCGAATGGGAGTAAAGGCATATGTGAGTACAGATAATTTTGTGACTAACAATGTTATCACATCAGCTAGTCACGATGAGTCTTATAGAAACGAGACTGGCAGTTACATGATTAGCAGGGGTAATACAGTAACTTGGTATGACGCTTATTCTACTACGGACACTCTTTACTTTTCTCATTGGTTTAACAGAGCGGCTGGTTCAGGAAACGCTAGAATAAATGACAATACAGGCCAAGCCTTTGTAACAGTAATGGAGATAGCGGGATGAGCAGTATTCTCAAAGTAGACCAAATCCAGCTATCGAATGGCAACACGCCTACTGCTGGTGACTTGGGGCTGAACGACACTGGTACTGTTATTCAAACAGTTTCTTAC